AGTATAAATAATGGTCCGATAAACCCTAGATTTATATCTCCTCTTGTCACCCTTTTTCTCCTATTTGTCAGGGGTGTTTGAAGCCCCAAAGTAAAAACTAATTACAGCACTTGCTAACCCACCTAGATAACCAAGCACTAAGTTAATTAATGCTTCGCTGTTTTGCTCTGGTGGTTGTAAAGTTACTAAAAATATGTAACCCATAAACCCACCAACCACAGCAATACCCATGATACGTGCAGTCCAGTCTTTGCTAAACTTACCACGTGCATCTTGTTTGTCTTGTACTTCTAATGAGAAGACATCGACTTCTAGTTCTTTCATCTGTACTTCAAAAGCTTGTTCAGCTTGTTTGAGTTGTAGCATCTGTTCAGGTGTGGCTACTGCCATAGCTTGATTGATAGACTTTGAATTATTAGGAACACCTAACACTTCAGAAATCATCTTAGCAGCCATACCACCCATAGGTCCACCCAAAGCAGTACCTAATGTTGGAGCTACTGCACCTATTATATTTGTTAATAATCCTTTCATTTTAGTCTCCTAATGTTATGGTTGATTCAAGTAAATCGTTTACTGAGTTTATTAAATACTCAGGTATGTCTGCTCCTAATATATCATCTTCACTATATGCTATCATATAAGCTTCTAATAAATTTTCATATAAAGGTCTAAAGTCTTCTCGGATAACCCAAGGTTCATTAGAAAGCGTACGAGCTTTACAGTCTATACGGTAAGCAACATCTAATTGTTTTTCTGTGTATAGTAACATTTAAATACCACTGTCCTGACTAAGCACTAACTGTTGTAATTCCCAACTTCTTCTACCTACTTGACCAAACCATCTGCTGTCTTCCATTTGTGCAGCCATTTCTTTCCAGTCGTGTTGTCGACAAGCCTGTAGCATGTTACGAAACTTTGAAAGTCTTGTACCACCTAGATTAAAACACATGTTAACTAACACACGTTGTATATCTTCTGGAAGATTATTAAAATCTGTTTTGTTTCCAAACACATGTACTGCTTCAGCATAGTGTCGATCAAAGTCTATCATGTAATACCTGTCTACAATCTTTTGAGATACGGGTGTACCAATATCCCAGTTGTATTCAGGGTCTTGTGGCTGACATAGATGACCAACTCCTAGAGTCTTATAACCTAAACTGTCGTTATAAATCTCTAGGACTTCGCCCTCGTGTCGTTTAATCTCTGCTTTGCATAAGTCTATGTTCATGTTACTCCTTCGTTATTTATTTCTAAAGCTAGGCTTATAAAATTATTTAAGTTTGATTCTGTCACTGGACCACCTTCATTATAAGCTTTATACATTTCTCCTAATCTTACTAACTCTGCTTTATCTTCAGCAGTTAATTTAATTTTTGGAAAATCTTTTAATAAATAATATTCTGCACTTGTACCTGTAGCATTAACTCCTTTTTTTAATGTTGTAGAATCCGTTAAAATTTCAATTCCTTCTTTTCTAAAAAAATCTAAAACCGCAGGTTTTCTTATGTATCCTTCGCTTCCTCTAATACCAAATTTACCACCTTTTGGAAAAGCAGTGCTCTTAAACATTAATGATAAACTTACTTCTAAATCTTTTTCATCAACACTTAATGAACTACGACCACTAATACGTTCTTTTTCATAAAGACTTTCTAATTTTTTATCAATTGATTTTAAAAGTTTTTTACTAGGTTTATCTGTTAATTCAATATTTTTTGCTTTACTTAAATCTAGTTTATAAAGTTCAGGTTTTCCTCTACCTTTAATAGTTCTAAATGCAGGGTCTGAGTAGACATTTGCGTAACTTACATCAGGTGTTGAATAGAACCCAGTTAAATTTCCTTGTCCTTTTTCAACAGAAGAGTAACCACCGTGGTATTGTGTCTTAGGAAGTTTTCTAGCTTTATTTATTTTACTAGTAGAACTTAAAGCTTTAGCTCCAATTCCTAATGCTCCTATACCGGGAACAAGCATTAAATAATCTAACGGGTTAGTATGATCAAAAAGTAACCCACCTTTACCTAACAAACCACCAAGAGCAAGTTGTTTACGTTTTTGTAGTTTACTGTATACGGTACCACCTTCGTTCTTAAAGATTCTATCTTCTTCATCTCTTAAAACTACACCGGCTACCTCGTTATATGTTTGGTTACTACCACGCATTTTAACTTCATCAGGTTCAGGGTGAACATTATTAACATTATAAACAAGACCACCTTTAGCATAAGTACCTACTTTCTTAGCTTGAGAAGTTGACAATGTTTCAGGTGCTGACCCCCTAGCTATTCTTCTAATTTCTTTTTTAGTTCCTTCACCAAATAAAATATCATAAGCTCCATAACCGGGTAAGTTAGTTGCTCCTACTTCAGCTAAACCTTTTCTATAAAGTATTGCATCAATAACATCTTGAGGTAAAGGACCAGCAAAAGCTTTAGCTGTAGCTGTAAAACCTCCAACATTTCTATCGTATTCGTTGTTCCAACGTGATGCATAATCAAATGGACCAAAGCCACCCCATCTTCTAATACCTTCACCTAACAATTCGCCTTCGCTTTTATAACCACCAGTTTCGTAGTCTTTTAAATTATTACCGTTACTTCTAATTGTATTACCTAAGTGAGCTACTGATGACATTAAAAGAACAGTTGGAAGTACTTTAGGCATAACTTGTAAAGGACTGTTAACTGATTCATTAAAGAATTTTTTAAGAATAGTATTGTTAAAGACTGTAGGATACCCAGCAAACTGAATTAAAATTTGAGCAGCAGGGTGAGAAAACCATAAAGGTCTATTAGCCTGTGCTGAACTAGGATTTAAAATAATTTCTCTAGTAAATCTTGCAGCTCCTTTAACTAACTTGTCATTATAAAAATCATTTTTTCTTGCTACACTTAAATCGTACTGTCCGTCTTTTAAAGAATTTTTATAAAAAGATACTGCTTCATCTACGTTAATATTTAAATCATTTAGTTGTTGAGTTAAATATTCTTTATTTCCAACAGTTAATTTACGACCTAAGTCTGTTTTACCGGTAGCTAACTGCCTAGCATTTTTAACAATTAATCTTCTACCTGTAGTAAACGAAGCTAACTGAACAGCTCTTGTCCATTGTGTTAATAAATTAGCTTTAAAGAAAATATTTTGAGTTCTTTTAGCCCATGTATTTTCTACACCTTCTCCAGCTAAACCTTCAATTCTATCTAATACAGATTGTTCTAGTGCTAAACCAGCTTGATACATCTCTCCCCAAACATCATCGTCTACTGTATCAAAAATACTTGCTCCACTTTGGAAATCTTTTATACTTGGAGTTTCTCCTAGACTTTTTATTAGTGCAGGTTTTTGACCTGTTGCAACTGTAATCCCTCTACCTGATCTATTAACTGTATTGTTTGTTTCTTCAATAATTCCTTTTGCAATGTCTTTTAAAACTTTAGGAGCATCGTCTAAACCTGCTCGTTGTAAAAGTAGTAAGGGTTCTGTCACACTTGATAAAGTAGCTATAGGTAAATGAGCCATCTGCTGTATAACTTTACCCCAATCAGCACTGTTACGTAAAATTGGATTTGTTCTTAAAGAACTTTTACTATAAGTTTGTCTACCAGTTACAATGTCATGAGTATCTTTAATTTTTTTATCAATTTTACCAAGTAAAATTTCATCTGTTAACCCAGCAGCTTGTAACTCTTTACGTATTGGGTCTTGAAAGTTTTTAAAAAACTCTTCAGAGTTCCTGCCAAAAAATCTTGACCGAGCAATAGAACGACTAACATTACTAAAGTAATCTTCTAAAGTATTCTGAACATCACCTTCTAAAAATTCACTTAAGTCTACATCAGAAATATTTCTAAAACGTCTTTCTTGTAAAAATCCAGTGCTGCTATTTTTTCTAGCTGATCTTAATTCAAACGGAAGCCAACGGTATTCTAACATATCGTCTACAATTTGTTTAGATTTTAATTTTTTAGCTTCTTCTAAATTACCACCAGCTTGATCTAAAAAGTTTATACCATAAATTTCTGTATCAAGACCTTTAGCATCTTCTAATATACCTTTTTTTATTTGATCAGTTTCTTGGTCAATAAATTTAAAAACATTTGGATCGTTTAAAGGATCAGCATGTCCTGCATCAATAATAAGTTTTTCTAGTTTTCCTCTTTTCTTTTGAACTTGATCGTATAAAAAATGTCTAGGAAAATATCCGGGTTTTAAAGCTACACTTGCTCCAAACAAACCAGCTTCAGCAGCTTGTTTAAAAGCTGTGTCTAAGGTTTGCCTAACTCCAATGTATGCTCTAATAGTTTCTTCAGAATACTGAGAACCTTTAGAAACTACATTTGAAGGGGTGATAGCTGGGTCTTGTAACAACCTTAATAAATCTGCATTAGCTTTAGGTCCTAATTTATTAAGTCCATTCTCAGCACCATATAAAAGATTTAAACTTTTTTGTAATCCATACTGAAGTTTAGAATTTAAATTACCCTCAAACTCTCCGTAAGTTTCTCCTTTAGCTCCTTTTCTTCCAGTGCTAGTTAAAGTTGTATCGTAATCATATCTTAAATTTTCTAAAAACTTTTTAAGTGTTGGAGATTTATCTACATAACCTAAGAACCATGTGGTAGGTTTACCTGTAGTGTTGGCAAAAATTTTATAAAGCATATCTTGCGAACTGTTTGCTAAACTTCTTTCAGTTTCAGATTGTTCAACAACTTCTTTTCTTATATTTTTACCTTGACCTTGTTTGTCTATAAGTTCTTCATTATAACTTTTAATTTCTTTTTTATCAAAGCGTTTATCATAAAGACATGTAA